CTAACAACTGATTTGGACCAAGTAGCAACCGAATTAGCCATAAGGCTACCCTTCTTGGCATCGTCAACAGACTCCATAGAAAAAGATACCTTACGTGCAAAAGTTCTATTTTTACACACAATAGTATAAGATTCCAGAGGACTGTCAGACTCGATATCCTCGCCTTCAGGTTTCTCTAACAAATCACCAAGACCAACTGCACTAGTAAATTGTTCAAATGCAGATGAACTGTCAACTACATCAAACAACTGCTCATAAACTGGAGCTACCTCTGGGTAATTTTCCCAAAATACATCATATAAATCATCACGCATACTTTCTGTGAATTCATTTCTCATAACTGCCATTATCTAACACCTCCCTTAGATGTTTTGTTTCTTCGTAGGTCTAATTTTAACACGAACTGTCGTATTATCAGTATCAACATCAACAATATCTAACAAACAAGATGCAGCAGTTGCTATGTATCTAGCTTTCTGAATCAGTGTATAAGTTGTACTAGTATCGAGAGTATCACAACTTAATCCTATCAGAGAAGCTGCCAAAGATGCATTGGTTGTATTATCAAACGGTATCTCATATACATCATCCATCCCGTAAGTTACAAATACACTATCTGCTCCAGCAGTACTAGATGATTTCCAAGAATTATAACCAGCAGTACACTTAGGTACATTAGCCCAACCAGCAACCTCAGTTGCATCAGATGCACACAATGTGACATTTCCTGCACTCAAATAGACAAACTTACCCCCCAATCTATGAAAGTATTGATTAGCCGCAACAGGATATTCCCTGCCACTACCCTCACCTTCAACTCTTCCGTACTTAATCTCCGCCATGAATATTCACCTTCCTATTCTTTCTTTTTATTTTTAATTTTATCTTTAGGAATAAGCACCCTTTTAATATATTGTTCAGGTGTCATATTAGTATATCTAGCACTTTTAACTATTTCAGGATCTTTGGGATTAAATCCACCAATCTTATCTTTATCCTTATTAGCATTCTGCTTATTAGAGTGCATAGAATTCTTGTTTACCTTACTCCTTAAAAGATTTTCATTAGCTTCATCTTTCAGAAATTCTTTGATATATGCATCCACACTTATCTCATCAACGATTTTGCCTTTTTTATCTCTGACAATATGAACAAACTCATCCATTTCTTTGTCATACTCAAAATCATCTTTTACTTGCCTGAATATCTGAGATGTATTATACACCTCATATTTTGAAGCTTCTTCAACAATATCAGCCCTGAGAGTTTTCATACGAAGTTTCTCAATACGAGTCTCAGCAACTTTATTATTTTCCTCTATTTTATTTTCAACTTCTTTTTTACTACTCTTGATATTATCAATTTCATCCTGCATTTTTTCCATTTGTTTATCAAAACGAATTTTCATCCTGTCTTTATCATCAAGATTTTTTAATTTTTCTTCTTCTTCTTCCTCTTCTTTCTCTTTCTTAAAATCTTGCAAGTCTTTAAGTTCTTTCTTCTGCTTTTTAACCTCATCCGGGTCAACAGCGTCATCTATCTTTTTTTCTAGATCAGAAACTTGATCTCTGAATTTCCTCATTTCTTTCTTAGCTTTGTCTCTTGCAGCTACCGCTTTCTTAAATTCATCTTCTGAATAAGTCTTGTCATCTTTCTTATTCTTATCAAGTTCAGCTTCTTTAGCTTTTATTAAATCATTAACCTCATCATCACTCATATCCTCGTCATCAATTTTAATTTCAAGTTCATCAAGTCTTTCTTTTAATTTTGTATCCATATTCTGTTTTCTCCTCACATCCATAAGGGTTAAGATAACGTCCGTTACCTTTGTTATTTTTTAGTTTTTCTTGTAACTCTCTTCTTAACTATAGGTTTTCGCTTAACTACAGATTTCTTTTTTATTGTACCTGCAATTTTTTTAGCACTATTCAATTCCTTTTCTTTCTTAGAAACTAATTTTTTAACTTCTCTCTTTGCTGCATTTAATCTAATTCTGTCAAGTTTAACTTCCTCAGCTTGCATCAAAGTATAAGCATCGCCTTCTGCTTGCCAACGTTTTTCATCTGTTGTCATTTTTGGTGCTACCATATTTTAATCCTTTCTTCTATGACTCGTATCTTCCTTCTTCTGAGTTCCAGAAGATTTCAGCGAATCAGTCTGGTTTGTATTTGGGTTTCCTTGACCATTAAGTTCTTGTTCAAACTGATTTGATTTAGCAGCTTCAACTATTCCAGAAGAACTATCTATTTCAGCCTCTATCTCTACCATTAAGTTATTAGGAAGTGTTATAGACTTCCTTGCTACATTCTTCTGTAACTCTTTATTTAACACGGTAGAAAAATTCTTTTCCATTATCTTAATAATTGAATCAAGTTCCTCTTCTAAAGCAACTATATCAAAACTATTAGGATATACTACATCCGTATAATCATCTATTGTTTTACCTAATTGTAAATAAGCAAGTCTAGATACATCATTTTCAAACTTTTCGTAAGATGCTGCTTTTTCTTTCAATGTTGAGTTAACACCTAAGAAACTCATCTGTGATTGTCTTCCCGATCTAGATGTATATAAATCTGAAGTTCCACCCTGCAATCCTGCAAGTCTATATATTTCTTTTACATGATCAAGAGTCAAGTTCCAAATTGTAGTAATACTATCTGTATTTGGTGATATAAATGCGGGTGGATTTGATGCATCAGCCGGAAAAGTCATTACAGTTGAAGTACTAACTACATTTAATGGATCTTGTCCATCTTCCTCACTTTCGGACAAACTGCCATCATCAGGCATAACAAGTTGAGAAAAGGTTTGTCTTTCTATCATCTCATCTATGCATGAGCACCAATTCATTATTGTTATATTTATAAAAACTATATCTTTAAGAATTGACTCTCCGATTTTATCATCATCAATTTCTGTATGATACATTGTTGCTATTGGTACAATACCAAGAGCATTTGTGCCTGATGCTGGTGTCCCATCTGGAAAAGATGGTACTTTTTCACCATCTTCATCTTCAATCCACCATGCCTCTCTTGATATCAGTTTATAATAGGTAGACGTTGTTCTTTCTATCGTAGGATCTGAATCATCATTATAATCAAATTCTATCAGTATCCAATTATAATTACCCTTATCATCAACACTCCAGTCTTTCAATTGCGTAGGTAGGACTATTTTAGTAAACGGTTGTGTACCCTCTGACTTTACATCAGCTTTCGTTGGATTCTGTTTACTTGATTCTGTTATATCAACAATAACATGTATAACACCGTAGACTGACGCAAGATAACCACACCGTTTTACAAAATTGCCAACTGCTGTGTTTTTACCGTCAATACTTTTCCTAAATAATTCTAAATCACTATCTGCAGTTCTTTCAATTCTATGCCTAAATATATAACTGTTAAATATCTTAGGTATGGTATCACAAAAATTAAGGTAATATAATCTATCCTGCCTCTGACCGAAATCTGTAGAGTCTTCAAGCCTATGACTTTTTAAATTAGCTACCATGAACTCTTCAGATCCTTTAGCAGCATCTCTATAAAGCTCCCAATTTAGGTAGTTATTTTTATAAAGGTCATGCTCACGATCTACTAATTTAACAATCTTTACCTTTTCAGCCACTATATCACCTAGTCTGTTTTGTAATTAATCTGAATATCTTTTTCTTAGCCATACTAACACATGAAGCCAAACTATCAGGAGCATCATCATGTGCATCATTCTCTCCAGTAAAAGTAGTAGTTTGCTCTATAGCTAAATTATACTGTTGACTACTATTATATAAATGAGTATCAAACACAATTGTTCCATCTATTATTAATGGTACAATGCCCTCAACCCTCATTTTTTTATCTTTACTCTGAACTACATCTTTAATAGGTACATAATACCCTAGTTTCCTAGATTTCTTTCTGAGATTATCAGCAACTACTAATTGAAACGCATTTGTTTCAACACCAAATATTTTATATTTAAATTTTTCATAGTCATCTAAGATAGCATCTATCTGATCATCAACTTTTCTTCTCTTTATATTAAAGTCAACAACATATAAATAACCACTTTTTGAATCTCTACATATAGTTGTTATGCAACTGAAGTCACCACGATTTGCGTGTCTTCCTAGTGATGGATCTAAAAACCCATACCAAGAATTTTTCGGAGATAGAAGTATTTTTTGTATAGTTTCATTAGTACTGAAGTCTTCAAAGTGAAGTTGTTTAAAATGTACAAGTATTTTACTTTCATCAATAACACTGTTTTGTTTTTCAGAATTAAAACCTGACGGATTTGATAACTTAAAAACCATTAAGTCATAATAAGGTTCACCTTCAGGCCACAATACTTCAGTTCCAGCAAGCATCTCTTTTACATTATCAAGAAAAAACTTTCTAGCTGTTTCTATTCTATCTGGATCAAATCTGTTTTTATATAAATCCCCCCACTCATCCCATAAATCAGAGGTTGAGAACTTTAAAACAGCTTTAAATTTTCTACTTGTCCAATCTGGGTACTCATTTGGATTTAATAAAGCATTAAGTAAACTATCTTTACCAAGTATAGTTCCTACTACTAGTATATCACATGGAGAATCTTCTTCACCACCAACATACAGAAGGTCTTTATTAAACCATTCATACCTGACAAATTCTCTCATAGATCTTGAACGAACCATATCTGATGATTCAAGATCATCATTAATAACAAGGTCAGGTCTATATATACCAAAGCGTCTACCACGTATTTTAGAACCAGTACCAAGAACTTTAACCTTTATATCATTCTTAGTTATTATCTCGTCTGTTCTCCAGACTGGGCCTTTTGTGGCTAGGTGGGGAAAGTCTCTTTTAAGAAGGTCATTAAATTCAAGTTCACGTTTTATATCTGAAAGAAAATCCTCAGCCTGACTAGCTGTATCTGAACATATTATTATAAAGCGTTTCTTGTTGTATGCTATACACCATAAAGGAAGTATAGCTGATATTAGGGTGGATTTTGCATATGCACGTG